TTAAAAACTTTAAATCATCACCCCACTGTAAAAAATTTAGAAAGGCCTCCAAAATGAAAAGAACGAAATCCTTAACTAAAAAAGGGAATAAAAACCTTAAAAACACAAATAAAAAACTCAATCCTCAATACCCGGATAATCCCACTAATAACTACACTAACGGCAACGGCATTGATACTCCGTTAACCGTTAAACAAGACGCTTTTGTAAGAGAATACTTAATAGACCTAAATGCAACCCAAGCTGCAATCCGTGCAGGTTATAGTGAAGGTTCAGCAGCAGTTATGGGAAGTCAAAACCTTCGTAAGCATAACATACAAGCAGCAATTACATTCGAGATGGAAAAGCGATCTCAAAGGACTCAAGTTTCTCCCGATAAAGTCGTAAGGGAACTCGCTAAATTAGCTTTCTCAAATATGAAATCATTTATGGAATGGAACGAAAAAGAAGTAAAGATAATTGATTCAAATTCTTTATCAGATGATGATTCAGCCTGCGTATCAGAAATCATTCAAACTGATACTAGCTCAGGAAGAACTATCAAAATCAAATTATACGATAAGAAAGCTGCTCTTGAACTATTAGGGCGCCATTTAGGAATGTTCTCAGATACAATTAGAAATGTAGTAATTGGAGATGTCAATTCTCCAGTTTCTCATAAATTAGAACTTACTGATAAAACGATAAAAGCCGCTTTTGATAAATTATATGGTAAAGAGGAATAAGTGTAGATGCGTATTATATCTCTTACCAAACCATCAAATTCATTACATGTTACATCAATTGATGATACTCTAGCTGGAAAAGCCCCCGAATCTAAGGAACATTTAGCACTTTATTGCGCTTTTATTCTAGGTGTTAAAATACCTGATCCTGCTATATGCTCTGGACATCATTCCCCGTTAGATGCTCTTTGGGAAGCATATGCAGATGAGGAATTTTTTTTAATTTGGCATGCCATGAGGGGTTCCGGGAAAACTCTTTTATTAGCTGTATTAGCATTTCTGGAAAGTATATTTAAGCCTTTTTGCGGAACTACTATTCTCGGTGGTTCTTTAGAACAATCTCAAAAGGCTATCGCATACTCAGATCAATTATGGCAGAGGCCCCAAGTTCCCAGGCAATTGCTAATTGGAGGTGTTGCTGGGAGAGGATATAAACTAAAAAATGGTTCTTGGGTTCAGGCTTTAGCAGCTTCTCAGAAGTCCGTAAGAGGCCCCCACCCGCAAAGGTTACGCTTGGATGAAGTTGATGAAATGTCTCAGGAGATATTTGATGCTGCCCTTGGTCAGCCGAAAGCAAATTATGGTATTACAGATCAAACGGTTGCTTCTTCTACTTTGCATCACCCCTTTGGAATGATGGCTGAAATTATAGATAAAAGAGAAGAAATGGGAGCTAAACTTTACCAATGGTGTGTCGAAGAAGTTAGAACGCCCGGTGGATTCTGGACGGATGATGAAATAGCTCGTAAACAGAAACAACTTACTCAGGCTATGTGGGATGCAGAATACTTATTGAAACGTCCGATGATTGGTAAATCCATCTATGATTACGAAGCAGTTGAAAGAGCATGGCAAAGGGGAAGAGGAATTGAATTTGAAAGAAAAGCAAGAACCGAAGCTGGAGTTGACTGGGGTCATACCAGCACCGTGATGCATGTTGTACAAGATTTGAAGGAAAAATATACTTCTCCTGAAACACATAGATGGGAATTAGTTGAGTTAACTGAACGCTGCCAGCAAATTGCCGATATCTGCATTGATAAAAGAATTTCAGTTATTTACGCTGACGTATCTCCAAAGGATTCTAATGTCACCCTTCATAAAATACTCCGTAAAAACAAAGTATCTACCAGAATTCAAACAGTAGCTTTTTCCAAGTGGAAGGATAAAGGGATCGATACAATGAGATATTTAATAGAAAAAGATTTAATTGACATTGCCGATAAAACTGCAAAAGAGAAGTTACAGAAATACCATTATAAAAATGTCGAACAAGAGCAAATCGCAAAAGAAGATGACCATGATCCTGACGCATTTACCGCTTGGGCAGTAAGTAAATCTTGGATTTTAGGTAAATAATAAAAGGAGGGGGTTAAAAAATGAATATTAACGGGCATTGCTTCGGGTGCGGGGTGGGTGAATTAGATCCTTTGAAAGTATATAATGGTGCGGTCGATACGTCGTTTTATATATTTTGTTCTAAAGAGTGTTACGAGCGGTGGTTGCGCCGTGAGGAAGAAAGGCTTTATGCCCTGAAGCATTGTGTGGATGACGTTGAACTTGAAAGCATGTGTAAGACTTTTGCAGATACTTGGAATAGTACGGATGGGAGAAGAATTCTTGATGCCTGGGAGGATATGCCGGAGGATACCCGGGATGAAGTCAGAAGGGCAATGAGGGTAACGGTGGATTTTATTCTTTCACATTGGAGGTGAAAAGTTAAATGCCTTTTCCGAAGCCTGGAAGTGCCTTTCCGCCTGAAAATTACAGGGAATGGTATAACAAAATTTTAGAATGGGCAGCTTGGTATTCTGGAGATCCCCAGCAATTATTGAACCTTTATTCTTCTATGATTTATTTTCCCAATACTGATACTGGGCGTTTTTGGTCAAGGATCGAATCAGAGGAACGTGCCGGATGCGTTCATTTACCCGCTGCTGGTGATATTGCTTCTACTAGCGCAAACCTTTTATTTTCAGAAGTTCCCATATTCACTTATAATCCAGATGCCCCTGGCGGTGATCGGATAACTGATTTTATTAAAGAAAACGGTTTTCTTAACATTCTATTAGAAGCCGCTGAGTTGTCCGCCGCTATGTCCGGTGTATTCCTCAAACTCGATATCGAGCCTGATTTAGTAAAAATTCCGATTGTGAGCGTGATAACTCCCTTGCAAGCAATTCCTTATTTTTGGCGTGGATGGCTTTGGGAAATCTTATTTTTTCGCACTGTTAGAGAAGAATCTGGTGGATCAACAATCTTTCGCTTATTTGAATTGAGAAGAAGGGAAAATGGCAAGCTATTAATTGAGTATAAACTATATAAGGGCAGTCATGATCGTGTAGGCAGGGAAGTAAGCTTAGAATCAATAGATGAAACAGCTAATTTAGGCCTTGAAGATATCGCTTATGATATTAACGGCTTGGGTTGTGTTTATGTGCCAAACATGCGTCCGAATAGACTGCTTCCCGGTTCTGTATTGGGTATTAATGATTATTCTGGCGCTATTACTTTAATGGACAGTCTTGATTTTGCATGGACTTCCTGGATGCGGGACATTGAACTAGGTATGGCCCAGCTACTCATTGATGAAGAACTACTTGAAAGGCCTGAAGGTGGAATGGTCACCCAAGAAACATCAGGGAATAGAGCACGTTTTAACAAATTCCAAAAAGCATTCATTAAATTGAACCTTTCTTCTTGGCGCATCGGCGGGGAAAACATCAAACCGATTGAGCCTGTGCAATTCGATATCCGGGTGGATGCGCATTTAAAAACTTGTGAAACTTTACTATTTCAAATCATTTCCCAATGCGGTTATAGTCCTCAAACTTTTGGTATGGTAGAATCCGGCAGACAAACTGATAGCGGAACTGCATTAAGGATACGGGAAAGGAAATCCCTATTAACTAGGGAAAAGAAATCCCGGTATTGGCATCCCGCTATTTGGGATCTACTATGGCAAATGCAATTATTAGATGTGCAAAGCAACCTTGCTCCTAGTTCATATCAACCACAAGAAGTAAACGTTGAACTCCAAGATAGTATAATCGTGGATGAAAGAGAAAGATCAGAAACAATCAGAAACCTTGATCAGGCGAAAGCTGCTTCCACTTACACCAAAGTGAAAATGCTGAATCCGGAATGGGAAGAGGATGATGTAGAACAGGAAGTGCAAAGAATTATTGATGAACAGGGTGTGAGTCAAAATCCCTTTGAAGGATTTGGTGGGGAAGTTGGTGAGGAAGAAATTGAAGAGACTTAATACATCAAGGTTTTTTACAACCGATGATAAAAGAGTGAATAATGTTATTTATCCTATTCCTTCCAGCTGGTGGAGCAGATTTTATGAATATGCATGGGCAATGCAGTTTTGTAATAAAAGGGATACCGTTTTGGACGCCGCATGCGGCATTCCTCATCCATTCAAATTTTATCTTGCTGCAAATTGCCGTAATGCGTATGCGGTGGATTCAGATCTAAGGATTATGAAACCAGAGGCAATTAAGAGGGCCATGAAAAAGGAATTGGGGATGAAGAATGTTATTCTAGGAAATTTCAGGATAAGTTTACAATACGCTGATATAACTAAATTACCCTTCCCCGATAAAATGTTTAATACAGTATTTTGTATTTCCGTTTTGGAACATTTACCGGACTCAAATAAGGCCAAAGCTCTTAGCGAATTTTATAGAATGTTAAAAGATGACGGAATACTAATCTTGACCTTAGATTATCCCACGACTAACTTTGAAACAATGGAAATGATTATTAAGAATGCCAGGTTTAAATTCAGAGGGGGTGTTAGCCCTTCAATTCCTTCCAATGCAATAAAGGGAATTGTAGGGGGAAAAGAGCTTCATTGTTTCCGTATGGCTTTACAAAAAATAATTTAAGGAATGAATAAAATGGCTGAAAGCACAATCAAGATTTACAAAGGGACAGTGACCGCAGGGGGAATTGATGGAACTTTGGTTTCATCAGGCACTGATTTGGTCCCTATTGAGTCCGGGACAATTAAAATTCCAACTTCCGGTTATCAAGAGGGGAGTTGGATCAAGCTAGCAATAAGATGCGATTCCGGTTATGAAACGGTTGAAAATATCTCCCGTCATGCGCGGATCAGCATTATATCAAACAATCCAGAAGAGTCTCCGATAACAAATTGGCAACTTGCTCCTGATAGTGAAGGGGAAGCGGGAACTCCTGAAGTATGGGGTGACCCGTTAGATTTTTTTACAAAAATTGGCGATAAGAATGTTTTGTTCTGGGCAAGGGCGAGAGCAGCTTATACTGAAGAACCGATAAATGATGCCTATGTTCAGATCAAAGCTTCAGTGACAATGAAGAAACAATAATAAAGGGGGCGGGGAAATTGTCCGATTTAATTGCAGGCGACATGGACGCCGGTTTTTTCGGAGAGGTCTCTGCTGAAGATTTTATTACAGGGGAAGATTTAGCTGATTTATTAGGGATTACTGCAGGCATTAGTCAGAATTCAGATGCCGGGTGGTTAAAATTTGTTTATAAAGGGAATATTCAATATGTAGCAAAGAAAACTATCCGGTATAATATTACTTGGAATGAAATAAACGCTGTTGGTGCCGTTTACGGAAGTAAACTTGTTGAAATAAATGGGGATGTTTATAGAGTCCGGTTAATGCGTGGTGCAAATAGTGATCCAGCCAGTTATTTAGGCGGGGAATCTTGCCATTATAGTGAATGGAACCTCCTGATGCTTCCCATCCACATTGAGGCCAAAACCGGTGCTTGGGATTATCCGGATAACGTGGAAGAGGATTTTGAATATTGGGGAATTGATTATACTAATGTTGATTTACAAACCGCATGGAGTGCTGGAAATGGCGTTCGTTCTTGGTGTCAAGAAACTTCTCAAACCAACTTTGCCGCACGCATTTACAAAGGCGGCGACGGTATTACTTTCACGAGTAGTTATGATGCTAAATATGGAAATGATTACAGTGGGTGGAGACCTGTTCTTGAATTAGTTTTCCAGGAAGAATATTCCGCAGATGCAAAAAGGGAAATTATCCAAGAGCAAAGTTTTTCAGCAGATGCAAAAAGGGAAACTATAAAGGAATATGCTTATGTAGCTGATACTGAACGAATCGCATCCCAGGTTTTTGAAGTGGCCTCTGCAGCAGATCTGGCTAAAATGTGTACTGGGGTTGATGGTTGGAATATAGATTCTTATTATATTCAAATCACAGATATTGACCTTTCGGAATATGCTGAAGGAGAAGGGTGGGCACCTCACAAGAAATGGGTTGTTTGTCCGGCTTGTGGCGGAACTGGGATTGGCATTGGCATAGGGGAAGATGGTATTGAAAAAGTAGAGGATTGTTATCTTTGCG